GACGTACTCCGACTCAGGGATGCCGTTCAGCGAAACCTCACTGTCCCTTATGAGTTCGTGGTCATCACCGACCAGCCACAGCTATTCGAGGACATAGAGGGCATAAGGGCCATCCCAATGTCCTTTGCCACGCATGTCCCTCAGACCTGTTTTGTCCGCCTGTTCACTTTCAGCCGGGAGATGGCATCGTATGCCAGCCGCCTTCTTGTCCTGGACCTCGACACACTAATCACCAGCAACCTCGATCCTATCGCACAGCGCGACGACCCGCTGGTTATGTGGCGCAACCCCTCTCGTATCCCATGGGATACACCCGCCAAGCCCGGGCGCCCCTACTACAACACCTCAGTCGTTCTACACACCTGCGGTTCGATGCCGTGGCTGAACGAGGAGTTTGACGCCGGTGCCCAGCGGTGCCGGGACGATCAGTGGTGGCTCTCTGACCGGCTTGGCCCGGACAACCCCTACTTTGACGCGGCCGATGGCATCTATCGTGTAGCCAGGTCCGATACGCCCGGTAGCGGTGTGTGGGGCAGACTGCCCCTGAACGCCCGCATTGTGACGTTCCCAGGCTCGGAAGGTAAGTGGACCAAGCCGGAACTGCTCGCGGCTAACCCGTGGATCGAGAAGTATCTTGCAGTGGGTTGACGTCGCTGGGATGCCGGGTGCCGGCAAGAGCACCATCTGCGACCCGATATGGCACCACAAGGCCATCACATGGGATGGGCTGCCGCCGCCGGCCTACTGGCGGCCCTTCATTGACGAGATAACGACTCTTTTCGGACTGATTCGCCGCCACCCGACAATAGAGGCGGCGGTACGCATGAACAACCGCAGCCTCAGAAAGATGGCGACGGTCGGCCGTATGGACGGGGACAAGACCTACATTCACACCGGTCTGGTACAGCGCGGCCTTGGCTTTGGCTGGCGCCTGGCGGACATGGGAGCGGACGTAAACCTGATACGGCGATACTTTTGGCTGATGCCCGTGAGCCTGGGTGTCGCGTGGCTCAAAATCGACCCGGAAACAGTCAAGGAACGCAACCGGGCTAGACGGCTGGTGCCGGCGACGGCACATGAGGACCGCTCGCACATGATCGCGCCCATGATGGCGGCGCTTCCGGTTGCATTGGATGTCCTGCATGAGCGCGGTGTATCGGCAATTGAGATCGACACCACCCTCCCCGTCGACGACGCTCGACAGTTGCTTATTGATTATGCCGATAAGCAAGCTCGTGACACCCCGCCGGCTCGATCTGGCGGTGAAGTACCGCTACTTTCGCTACCTGCTTGGTGGGGATGACCCGGACGCGGAACGTATCTACCGCTGGCACATAGCGAAGCGCAGTGGCGCGCGCATGCGTGCCGGGATGCCCACAGATATGTGGAAGCTGTCCCTTAACAACTACATCGGCGCGGCTAAAACCCTGCTGTCCAGTATGCAGGCGGATGGGTATCTGATAGAGCACCGCATCCCCATCGACTACTATTACGAATTGCTCGGCGGGAGCCACCGCATGGCGTGTGCGTCCGCGCTAGGTCTGTCCAACGTGCCTGTCCTGATGCACGAGCAGCGGGTGTGGGCGCCGCCGTGGGATGTTTCGTGGTTTGAAAAGAACGGCATGGAAATGAGCGAAATCGACCGTCTGGTAGACACCTGGGAAGCAATGCGTCAATGACGGCAGCGCATATTGACATTGCCGAACTCATAAAAGTCGTACAAGCCCTTCCTCAAGACAAACGAGACTCGCTAGCAATGATGCCGGGGGTGCGCGAGCACCTGGGGGCGAACTGCGTTCTCACGCACCGGCAAGAGGAGGCTGAATACCTCCTCGACTCCCCGGCCACTCACTGCATGTTGTTCGGCGGGTCGCGCTCCGGCAAGACCTTCTTGCTGATGCGCAAGATCATCGCGCGGGCGATAAAGTGCGTCAGCCGGCACGCCGTCATGCGCTACCGGTTCAACCACGTCGTCGCCTCGGTCGCCCTCGACACTCTGCCGAAGGTAATGCAACTGTGCTACCCGACGCTGGTGGAGCACTGCAAACTCGACCGCTCCATGTGGGTGTATCGTTTCCCGAACGGCTCCGAGATATGGTTCTCCGGCCTCGACGAGAAGGAACGCACGGAAAAGATTCTGGGTCTTGAGTACAGCACGATCTTTCTTAACGAGTGCTCTCAGATACCCTACGACTCGCGCACGCTGGCGGTAACCCGCCTGGCGCAAAAGAACGAATTGCCGCGCAAGATGCTCTATGACTGCAACCCGCCGTCGCGGCGGCACTGGACGCACTTGCTGTTCATCGACAAGATCGACCCGTCGCGCAACCAGCCGCTAGTCGACCGCGATAATTACGAGGCAATGCTTATTAACCCGGAGCACAACCGGGCAAACTTGCCGGCGGAATACCTTGGCGACCTCGACAAGCTGGACGAGCGCCGCCGCCGCCGATTCCTACTCGGCTTGTTTAGCGACGACGACGAAACGGCACTGTGGTCGCCGGAGATGCTTGACAAGGGCAGGCTCCTCGACCGCGCCCCGCCGACAATGCAGCGCACCATCGTGGCGGTCGACCCCTCGGGTTGCTCCGGGCCGGAAGACTTGCGTTCCGACGAAGTCGGCATTGTGGTGGTTGGCATCGGCGACGACGGCCGCGGCTATGTCTTGGAAGACCTATCTGGGCGCTACGGCCCAGATCACTGGAAAACCATCGTCGCCTCGGCATACGAGCGTCACGGTGCCTCTGCCGTGGTGGCGGAGGTCAACTACGGCGGGGCCATGGTCGGCGAGGTCATGCGGACGGCCGCCGTCAGGCAGCCGATAGTGTTTCGCCCAGTGACAGCCTCGCGCGGCAAGATAATCCGCGCCGAGCCTATCTCTGCGCTGTTCGAGCAAGGACGCATTTCACTGGTCGGGCGCTTCCCCGACATGGAATACCAACTCTGTGCAATGACGGTTAGCGGCTATGTAGGGCACCGCTCGCCGGATCGAGCCGACGCCATGATCTGGGGACTGTCTGAATTGTTCCCCGCCATGGCAAGGACCGCCCGAGGAGTCAACCGCGCACCGCGCATCGTACTTGGCTACGCCAAGGTAAAGAAAGGAAATCGGCAATGAGCAATCTATTTGACGGAGGGGGCGGAGGGGGCGGAGGCGGCTCCATCCCGAATTCAGGAGTCGCCCCGGCACCGGCACCAACGGAACCGGCCAGTGCCCCAAGAACTAGGCGAATGCCGACGTCCCGTGACACGTTGCTTACGGAGGCGTCTAGGCGCACCCGTAGAGGCGCACTGAGGCGGCGCGGCCGCGCCTCTACGATTCTTACGGATCGGGATGAGGGGGACCAAATCGGTTCCGGCGGACATTCATTAGGGAACTAACATGGACCAACGGGCGCGTGAAATCATAAAGCAGGGCGACAAGCTCTTTTCAAAGAGAAGTCCCCTCAATAATCTATGGCAGGAACTCGCGCTCAACTTTTATCCCGAACGGGCCGACTTTACCGGGGATAGAACAGAGGGGGAGGAGTTCTCCGACCATCTGTTCACCTCGTATCCCGCTCTAGCAAGACGCGAGCTAGGGAACGTGCTGTCGTCCTACCTCTACTCGCGCTCACAAAAACGCTTCTCTATCCACATTGACGATGAAACCGTCGATAACGGACACGAGGAGCGTCAATACCTGGAATATCTGACTAGCATACAGTGGCGGGCCATGTACGACACGACCGCGCGACTGTCACGCGCGATCAAACAATCGGCACATGACTTCGTCACCTTCGGAAACAACGTAATAAAGTTCGGCATGAACATCAACGGCGATGCCTTGCTGTTCAACAACTACCACCTGCGAGACAACGCATGGACTGAGAACGCCGAGGGCAAGGTGGATTGCAACCACCGCAACTGGTGCCCCACCGCCAGGCAGATTGCCCACTACTTTCCGAAGACCATGAGCGAGGCCGTCAAGCGGGCCTTGATAAAAGACCCGGAGAAAATCTTCGACTGCCGGCACGTCATTATGCCATCCCGGCTGTACGATGGGGATTCCAAGGGACGCAACAACCGGAAATTCGGCTTCACCTCCTTCTATGTCGAGAAGGAGTCGGAAACCGTCTTGGAGGAGACCGGGCTTAACTATTTCTGCTACGTCATACCGCGCTGGCACACGGTCGCCGGTTCGCAGTACGGCATCTCCATGGCGACCAGCATCATTCTGCCGGACGGCCGGACGATGCAAGTCGTCACCCGCACGCTACGCGAGGCGGGGGAGAAATACACCGACCCGCCTATGGTGGCGGTGACGGAAGCAATCCGCGGCGACGTCCATCTCCACGCCGGCGGCATCACTAGCGCGGACGCCGAATACGATAGCAAGATTGGCGACGTTCTCCGCCCTATTTCGCAAGACAAGGGTGGGATGCCGATTGGCATCGAGATTGCGGCCGCTCTGAAAGAGGATATCCGCGCCGGGTTCTTTCTTGACAAGATACAACTGCCCGACGTCGGCAAGGACATGACGGCCTTCGAGGTGCGGCGCCGCGTTGAGGAGCATATCCGCGCCCAGACGCCGATATTCGACCCGATTGAGGAGGAGTTCGCCCCGCTCTATGAGGGCGTCTACCAGCTTATGAGCGAGCAGGGGGCCTTCCCGGTCCAGGAAATGCCAGAGTCCCTTATGGGGCGCGACATTCACTTTTCGTTCTTCTCCCCGCTCGCCGACTTGGCGGACCAGCGGGAGGCCGAGACCTACATTGACGTGATGACCCGCATCCTTATCCCTGCATCGCAAATAGATCCGGCGCAGATGGCGAACGCCAATCTGACGGAGTCGACCCGTTCCGCCATGCGGGCAGCCGGGTGGAAGGCCACTTGGTTCAATCCCAAGGAGGAGGTCGCGGTGCAGCAGAAACAGCACCAGCAACAGGCGATGATGGCCAAGGGCGTCGAAGCAATCGGCGCGCTGGGCGGTGTCGCGGAGCAGGGCGGAAAGGGAATGTCGGCGATAAAGGAAGCTATGGCCGCGCCCGAGCAGGGGGAGATAGAGCCGTAAAATGGTAGTGGAAAGCCGCAAGAAGCGCGAGATTTGGCACCCCCCGCAATACGCCAAAGCAGATATCTACGCAGTCCAGGCACTTGAGAACGGCATCGCTAATGCCGAACAGCAAAAGCGCGCCCTCGATTGGATCATCACAACAGCCTCGTCGACCTATGACGAGCCATTCCGCCCCGACCAGGGCGATGTGACAAATTACATGCTGGGCCGGCGTTCGGTCGGCCTGGCGATTGTAAAGCTCCTGAAACTCAAGGCGGAGATTTTTAATGACTGACGATACAAACCAGACGACCCAGACAACTCAGTCCGGGCAAACGTCAGGTACTCAAGGCACAACCCAGACCACACAGACCACGCAGACCGTGGCCGGACAGGATGGCAGCGGTGCAGGAAATCAGCAAACACAGCAGAATACCCAAAACACCGACACTAAGACGCAGGCGCCCTATTGGCCCGAAGACTGGCGCCAGAAGGCGGCGGAGCGCGTCGGTGGTACAAACCAGAAGGCAGTTGAGAAGGAACTCCGCCGGCTTGAGTCAATTGCCGACCCGGCCGACGTTTACTCTAGCTACCGCGCTATCGAGAATACATGGGCGTCGCGCAACTTCGTAAAGATGCCTGGCAAGGACGCCAAGCCGGAGGAATTGGCGGAGTTTCACAAGGCACTTGGCGTGCCGGAGACTCCCGCCGACTACTTTAAGGACATCAAATTGTCTAACGGCGCCGTGATAGGCGAGGCCGACAAGCCGATGGTCGACGCCTTCGCCGCTGCGGTACACAAGGCTGGGGCCACCCCGGCCGCGGTGTCTGCCGCTATGGATTGGTACTTCTCCACCCAAGAGCAGCGGATGGCCGATATCGACGGCAGGGATGCGACGCAAAAGGACGAAACCCTGCAAGACCTGAAGACCGAATACGGCGCGTCCTTCAACCGCTACCGGCAGAACGCCACGGCGGCACTGTTTGCGTTTGCCCCCGGCGGTCTCGCCACCGACGACCCGGCATCGCTTATGAGCAGGTTGTTGACCGGGCGCACCTCGGACGGCGTAATCATCGGCAACGACCCGCAAATCAACCGCTGGCTGATAGCCCTCGGGCTGGACAAAAATCCGTCCGGTGCGGTTGTTGACGACGGCGACCAGACCGGCAAGACCGTCGAAAACGAGATATCCGAGATTGAGAAAAAGATGCGTGAGGATCGTCGCGGATACTTCAAGGATTTACCAATGCAGTCGCGCTACAAGGAACTCTTGACGGCGCGCGAATCTCAACAGGCTCGCAAACGGGCCTGATGACGACTGCCGCGGCCACCCGCTAGACGGAGCCGTTTCAGCCACCCACCCACCGTTTGTAAAGTGCTCTTGGAATCTAGCCGGACCCCGCGTTGGGACAAACCGTGCTAGGTTCGTAAAGGGACAACCTTCACTGACGGCATCTTCAACAGAGGAGATGCCCAATGGCAGACTCAGCACCCCAAATCCAATATAGACAAGAATGGGTTGCGGCCTTCGAAGAAAAACAGTCCTGGCTACGCCAGACGACTGTAACGGAGGCGGTTATCAAGGGCAACCAGGCTACGTTCCTGGTTGCAGGCTCCGGTGGAGCCTCTGCCGTTACACGCGGTATCAACGGTCTGATCCCGGCGCGAGCCGACGATCTGACGCAGTCGACACTGACGTTAACGGAATGGCATGACAAGCCACGGAAGACCCGGTTCAACGTGTTCCAGAGCCAGGGCGACCAACGCCGACTCATGCAAGAAACCTCAGTCGGGGTACTCAATCGTCGTATTGACCAGGACGTAATAACCCAGCTCAACACGGCGACCAACAACCTCGGCGCGGCTACCACTATGTCCCTTGGCATCGTTGCCCGGGCGACAACTACCCTGGGAGAAAACGAAGTTTCCACCCAGGACATCGAAAATATGTGGGCGGTCGCCACACCGGCGGTTCAGGGATATCTCTTGCAGATTCCCGAGTTCTCGAACGCGCAGTGGGTCGACATGAAATATCTCAGTGGGCCGGTACGCCGCACGTTGCGGTGGGCGGGCTTCAACTGGATATTCCACCCCAACTTGACAGGCGTTGGGACGTCTTCGGAGTCATGCTACTTCTACCACCGCGACGCGGTCGGTAGCGCATTCGACGCCGGAGAAGGTCTCAACATTGCGACCGGCTACAATGAGGAGGAGGACTACTACTATGCCCGTGCCTCCTCGTTCACCGGCGCTCTCCTGTTGCAACAGTCCGGCATTGTGCAATTCCTGCATGATGCGTCGGCACTGTAATGGGGAGGTTGACACATGGCTAGCTATCAAACCGCCAACTTCAACCTGAAGACCCAATCCGTTGCAGGACGCAAGTCCTGGGTCTACGAGGACACTGGTCCGCTCAGCGACGTAGTCGCCGCGGGCTTCGTAACCGACGGGGCCAACAAGGGATGCGATTCTGGGGATTTTGTCGAATACATCGACACGTCCCGTAGAATTGTCTACGGTCTTCACGTCGCGGCAGGTATGACCGACACGGGGGCGACTCAGGTTACCCTCGACGGTAGCGTCATCCTGGCTGACACGTCGTAATGACGTTCTAACTACTCAACCCTACGGCGGGCGGTCGAAAGGCCGCCCGTCGCCTTTCAACAATAGAGGATAACACATGCTCGCGACTGAAACAGTTGCTCGTCAAGAACCGCGCCGGCCGCTCCCTCCGTTTCGTCCGCTGGAGCGCCCCAAGGCGTTGCTGGAAAAATATCTCAGCCCCCCGGAACACCGCTACGGCGTTGTTCACGTCACCCTCCCGTTGGGCTGGACGCTGGCGGACGTGCTGAAGCCGGAAGCTTGGTCAAACCTGGCGCACCGCTTCCGCAAACCGTCAAACTCGAACGATCCCGACCGCGTCGGCAACCGCGTTGAGCTACGCATCGAGGACCACTCGTTCTATGCCGATCTTTATATCCGCGCTGTCGGCGACAGAAGCATGACCGTGCAATGCACTGGTCCGCAGCGCGATCCCGTGACCGGCAAGGCGTGCCCAATCGACCTGGAGACAGGTCTGCCTTGGGTTGAGGCTAAGAAGCTTGACTTCCAGGCATACGAGTTCCGCTGGAACATCACCAAGCGCGGCTTCGACATCATCCGTAAATCGGACCGCGAGATTGTCGGCGATGCCGCGAAGTTCCCTACACGCGAACAAGCGCAGGCGTGGGCCGAGAAAACACTAACGGCGGGCTAACATGGCAACAAAAGCGGGTTTATTCAATGCCGCCCTCATCGAGATTGGCCATCAAACGATGGTCGATACCGGTGAGGCGGTAGTCGTCGGGCGTGACCTCAACTCGATCTATAGCCAAGCTATGACCGAGTGCCTGGCAGCAGCTTCATGGAACTTTGCCATGGAGACTATTCAGGCAGACGCCGACACGGGGGTCACGCCCTCATTCGGCTTCACCGAGGTCTTCGCCAAGCCCACCGACTGGCTGCGCACCATCGTGGTGTCGGCCGATGAATACTTTTCCTATCCGCTTTTGCAATTTTACGACGACGTGAATTACTGGTCGGCTGACGTGACGCCGATCTACATACGCTACGTTTCAAACGATACCGGCCTTGGATTTGAACTCACGCGCTGGCCGGCATCGTTCACGCGATACGCGGCTATGGAGCTTGCGGCCCGCATCGCGCCTAAGTACGCCAAGAGCGAGACGGAACGTGTCTATGCCATGCGCGACAGGGCCAAGATCACGGCCATCAGCCACGACGCCCTGAATGAAGCGCAACCACGCTTCCCACCCATGGGGCGGTGGAATAGATCGCGCGCCGGCGGCGGGCGCGGCGACCGTACCGGCAATTCCTTGATCGGGTAATCGCACATGCGCCAGAACGTCCCTCTCATAGCCTTCAACCGCGGCCTTCTTTCGCCGAAGGCACTGGCGCGCGTTGATTTGGAGCGGACTAAACTGTCCGCCTCGACTATGAACAACTGGCTGCCAAATACTCAGGGGTCAATGAGTATCCGTCCGGGCACCAAGCACCTCGGCAACAGCATCAACGATACCGGCGCGGAGTGGATCGAGTTCGTCGCGGCGACCGACGACACCGCGCTGCTTGAGTTGACCGACGAGGCAATGCGTATCTGGATTCCATCCGACACCGGCAACGACTCCCTATTGGAGCGCCCGGCAATCAGCACGGCACTCACTTTGTCAGATACCGGCTGGTCGAACACCTCGACGGGCGGTGCCCTGACAACCCCCGCCACCGATTTCATCCCGACCATGACGGCAGCCACAACTAATGGCGTGACACTGTCTGCGAGTACCGAAAAGGGTTCGAATACGGCATGGAAGGGCGCCGACGATATTACGACAACCAACTGGATAAACAACGGCATCACGGACGTTTCCTCTGGTGCTCACACCATCACACCAGTGGGTGAAACCTACACCGATACGGCGCAATCGAAATTCGGCGGAGCTTCTGCACGGTTTGATGGCAGCGGAGATTATTTGAGTCTTGATGGGCACGCGGACTTTAGTTTTGGGACTGGCGACTTTGTTGTAGATTTTCAACTGCGGCTGAACACCACTGGGGTGACGCAGACACTCTTTGATTTCAGGAGTATAAATGCAGAAAATAACCCGTATCTCTATATCTTTCCTATCCAGGGCACCAATATACTCAGGTATTATCTTGGCCTAGTTGGCAATGTAATCACGGGAACCACGTCACTGACTACCGGGGTGTGGTATCACGTTGCTCTTTTGCGTTCCAGTGGAAGTACCCGCCTGTTCTTAAACGGCGTGCAGGAGGGCTCCTCATATGCCGACAGCGTTTCATATACAATCTCCGCCTCCAAGCCATATTTTGGCGGAAACGTAGATGGCCTATATTTTGTCAACGGGTGGATGGACGAAATACGGGTTTCCAAGGGAACGGATCGCGGGTGGGCGTCCGGTTTTACACCCCCCGCGGGGGAACATACGTCTGACGGCTCAACATCGCTTCTTACGCACTGTAATTCCGCATTACCAAGCTGGTGGAAGGTTAATTTCGGTGCCTCGAACACAAAGGCCATCAGGTCATATTCTATCCGCGCTGGTTATGACAGTTCCATGCTTGACAACGCCCCCAATACATGGACGCTGCAATATAATGATGTAGACACCGGAGCTGGATGGACAACGGTTGATTCAAGAAACTCGGTAACCGGGTGGTCTGTCAGTGAAAAAAAGTCCTATACACGTCTTGACGCCGATACCGGAACCATAGAGGCGTTCCGCTATTGGCGTCTGAATATCACCGCCGGCGATCCGTCAGTCGAAATATTTATTGCGGAAGCGGAGT